AACAGCGCTTCTCGAATACGATGAAGCTATATTATAAACGGAGTGAAGAATGTCAGCAGCTTTTACTAATTCTTTTAGTGAAGAAACTTGGTTTCAAAAATATAAGCTAAAAAACGACACAAACATAGAAGGAACATGGGCGAGGGTAGCGAAAGATCTTGCGTCTGTCGAAAAAACCCACAAAGGCAAGTGGTCTAAGGAATTTTACAGCATCCTAGAAGGGTTTAAATTTGTTCCGGGTGGCCGAATCACTTCCAACGCGGGCTCAGGACTAAAGGGAACAACTTATATAAACTGCTTCGTAGACGGCTTTACGGGGAAGGATCAGGATTCGATTGAGGGGATATACCGTGCTATTACGAGACAGGCTCAGATTTTAAAAAGCGAAGGCGGCTATGGGTTTTGTGCGGATGTCATGAGGCCGCGAGGAGCCCACATAGGGGGCATAGGCAACCAGTCCCCCGGAGCAGTTAAATTCTTGGAGCTTTGGGACAAGTCCTCTGAAATTATTACCTCCGGAAGCGGCAACAAGTCTCGCGCAGATGAAAAAAACTTCATCCGCAAAGGGGCCCAGATGGTAACGATGTCGTGCTGGCATCCCGATATAGTAGAGTTCATTAATGCTAAAAAGACTCCCGGCTGTCTCAGTAAGTTTAACATGTCCGTACTCTGTACTGACGACTTTATGAAGGCCGTGATTGATGACACCTCATGGGAGCTAGTGTTTCCCGATCATGAAAGACATTCTAGACACTACAAAGCCTCTTGGGACGGCAATCTAGAGGAGTGGATGTCCACCATCAATAATGAAAATGACGACCCAGCTTGCGGCCTGCGTGTTCACCGCACATTCGATTCGGCTAGAGAGCTTTGGGACCTTATAATGTCCAACACATACGGGCGTAACGAGCCCGGCGTTCTTTTTTCAGACACAATGAACAACATGAACAATCTATACTACGAGGAGCACATTAGTGCTACCAATCCTTGTGGTGAGCAGGTCCTTCCGATTGGTGGTGTTTGTCTCCTTGGCTCTCTTAACTTGGTCCATTTTATCAATCCGGAAACTCAATGCTGGAAATACGAGGAATTAAAAAGGACTATCCGCATCGCTGTCAGGCTAATGGATAACGTCAACGACAAGACGGCAGTCCCTCTTACGTCGCAGAAAGAACAACTACAAAGCAAGCGTAGGATAGGTCTCGGCGTTATGGGGTATGCGTCGGCCCTTATAATGGCAAGAGTAAAATACGGGAGCAAAAAGGCTCTTGAAATGACAGAAAGCCTCATGGAATTTATTGCTAATGAGTCCTATCAAGCCTCCGCACTACTGGCGCAAGAGAAGGGGGCCTTCCCCCTTTACGACGCAGCTCGGTACAGGAAAGGCCTCTTCGTTAGCAGCCTCAGTAAAGAAACCAAAAAACTCATTTCCCTCTACGGGATGCGTAACTCTCATGTCACCTCTATTCAGCCCACGGGCAACGGATCTGTGTTGGCCAACTTAGTTAGCGGCGGCCTCGAACCACTGTTTATGCATGGCTACGTTCGCACTGCCGTTCAGCAGCATTATCCGGACGAAATAACAGCGCCTTCTGCTATCGACTGGGATAAGGGCACCTACAAGTATGAAGATACAGACAAGGCAACCGATTGGAAATGGGTTAAGGAGGGAGACGAAAAACTTCTGGCCGTCGAAAGTGACGGAAAAGTCTGGAAAATGGATAGAGCCCGAGGGCTCCTCAAAGAGGAGTGGGTAGAGGACTATGGGGTTTCATTTCTTAAAGAAGCTGGCCTGTGGAAGGAAGGAGCTTCATGGGGCGCTTGCGCTATGAATCTTGATGTCAAATCACATATTGATACTATGTCCATCTTCGCCAAGTGGGTAGACTCAGCCATCAGCAAGACAATCAATCTTCCTAATGACTATCCTTATGAAGACTTCAAATCCGTCTATATGAAGGCATGGGAAAAAGGAATCAAGGGGTTTACTACCTATAGAACTGGAACAATGACCTCTGTTTTGTCTGAGTCATCATCCTTGAAAGAAGAAGGGTCGCCTTCCAAGATAGTAAAAACGGAGTCTCCCGAAAGACCTCGTGAGTTGCCCTGCCGTGTACACCACATAACCGTCAAGGGAGAGCCGTACTTTGTCTTGGTTGGGATGTACGAGGGAGACCCTTACGAAATTTTTGCTGGTCGAAACGGCTTCATAGGAAAGTCTATCAAGAAGGGTATTTTGATTAAGTTCATGAGGCCTAAAGGGGTCTACAAAGCCATATTGGAAGATGGTCTAGAGCTTTCTCCCGTCAACGCTACCTGTACAGAGGAAGAAGACGCGCTAACTAGGATGACCTCTACAGCGCTCCGACATGGGGCTTGTGTGCTATACGTAGTGCAGCAGTTGGAAAAGGTTAAGGGCGACATGACCTCCTTCGCTAAATGTATGGCTAGGGCCCTTAAGAAATATATTCCAGACGGGTCTCAGGAAAAGGGGGAGTGTCCCGAATGTGGAAAGAATGCACTGATTAGACAAGAAGGATGTATAGCCTGCACTCAATGTGGACATTCAAAATGTCACTAAAAAAAGATGACGCTATCTTCGAGACCCTATGCTTTGTCATAGCGTTAATCTCCGCAGTTGATCTCTATTGGCTCGGAAAAAATCGCGAAGCCATACTGGAAATGGAAGAAAATCCTCTAGGAAGACTTCTCATCAGTATGGATAAAGGGGACATTTCCCTTTTTATGGCGACGAAATTTCTGGGCACAATGTTGGCGGTATACATACTGTTTAAGCTCAAAAGATTCAATTTTAAGTACACTATGCCCATTACTTTTGTCATCGCCATTGCTCAAGTTTTTCTTCTCATTTACCTTCTGAAGTCGCCCTGAAACGGGGTAGAATTCTTCGGAGAACCCAATGCCTGAATACATTTTTCGATGCGACCACTGTGAGATTCATTTTTCTATGACGTGCAGTATGCCTGAGTACGCCAAGAAAAAATACTTTCGGTGTCCAGAATGCAAAAAGCGAGCGCAAAGAGACTTTTCGTTTGACAACATCCAAGGGTCGGTATCCCCCTCCCTTTCGGAATGCAAAACCATCGGGCATTACGCAGAAAAACAAACTGCTAAGTATAGTAAAGACCAAGTAGAAGAGATGCACAGAAACTTCAAGACTAAAAGGGTCTCGTCTAACGAAGAGCTTCCAAAGGGCATGAGCCGAATGGACAAGCCCTCAGACTCCGCACAGTGGACTGGTGAAAGCAAGAAAAAGAGGAAGCCCCGGAGGAACACTAAATGAGCAAAGAAAAAGAAGGAATATTCATCATCGATCCCGACAAGGGACCGCCGGAAGAACCGGTCGCTACCGTCTATACGATAGCGGGGAAAGAGGACTATATTGAGGAGGACTCTGGCTTCCCCTGTCTGCTTATCAGTGCCGAGGATGCCAAGAAGAACCCTTGCGCCCACGCCATGAGAATCTCTGGAGCTGCTGGAGACAGATTTTTTGTGAAGCAAGGTCCTCATGGAAAACTTTTTAACCCACTCGGACTTTTTAGCGAAGGCACAGAGTCGCGAGTCAATCGTCACACCGGAAGGTTTCGGTGGGAGCTTAGGGAGGCTGGAGAAAAGGCCTTTAGCTTTTATGTAGAGTTTTTGAAAACTAAAAATCTATCCTACATCAACAATGCAGAAAGAGAGCTATCATGAAAAAGGGTAAACTTACAGAAGTCGAAATCGCATGCATCAAAGGAATGCTTGCCGCAGGCGTTTCTAACGAAGATATGGCAAAGCAGCTTAACCGTTCCTCTGGCTTGGTAAAAAAGGAGGCCGAGAGAATTTCTGAGGATAACTCTAGAGACCAGATGATTATAAAAAAGACCGCGAAGGGAGAGGGCGGCATTGTCGCAATGACAGAGGCTGGGTCACTCAAGTCCGACAAAACCGACAAAGCAACTCCCCCTAGCGATTCATCTCGCGAGCGAGGGAAGTGGGTTCACACTATCTATGGCGACTAACAGGTCCGACAAGAGTAAATACCCATCCCGCTATTCCCCGCAAGGATGGGTGTCTTCTTATCAGTATATTACAGAGCTTATATGTGAAAAGAAGGCTCAGGTAGAGGGGAAGGAGCTTCCCATTAAGTTCTGGGAAATCAAGGAATGGAAGAATTTCTATCGCTATCAAATAACAATTGCGACCTCTCTTGTTAAAAAATATGGGGAGGAAGCTGTTATAGAGGCTCTTAGGGACAAAAGATGTTACAAAACATACTCTCTTAGAGCCCCTTTTCTTAAGCCAATCATAGAGGAACATCATAAAAGAGGTGAGAAAGAGAAAGCTGACAGGAATGAAACTCTTTCTTATGATTTTGATGAGAAGGAAAACTTTTCTAGCAATAATAAAAAACGCTCGATACTTTCCGACCTAGAGGATTTGGAATGACAAAGGACATTATCAAGGAATATGGGGATGTCCTTCATGACGCCTCGTATATTACAGACACCGAACTAGCAGTTATACCGGTTAGCCCAAAGATTGACATCGCCCTTGGCGGTGGAGTGCCAGAAGGCTCTCTCTTCATCATGACCGGACCAGAAAAAGTGGGCAAAACCGTGACCGCCCTGACATTTTGCGCAAACTGCCAAGATGCCGAGAGGAAGGTATATTACGGGAACATTGAGGGGCGACTAAGAAAGAGAGACCTAGAAGGTATAGTTGGTCTTAGTACGGAATCGGACAATCTGGAGATAATTGGCTCAACGCAAGGAAACATTTTGTCGGCTGAAAAATATTTAGGAATTTTCGACAACCTTATTCACACGCAGCCCGATTGCGTATGCGTAGTTGACTCATTTTCAGCCCTGTCAAGTGAATCGGAGCTCACTGGAGATCTCACGGACCAGCAGGTGATGAGCGTGCAAAAGGTCTTGGCTAAGTTTTGCAGGAGAATATCAAACGTTCTACCTATCAACAAAGTAACGGTAGTTGGTATAACGCATTTGATGGCAAACATGTCTACCTTCGGCAGGGGAAAAGCAAAAGTGGAAAAGTCAGGCAGCGCTTTAAAGTATCAGGTAGACGTCAAGCTACATGCGACTCATTCACAGCCAATCATGCAGGGGGATACGCAAATAGGCCAAACGGTTCACTGGCAAGTAGTCACTTCGGCTATCGGAGCACCGGGCCAAAAGGTCTCCAGCCATATCAAATACGGAAGAGGGATATGGAAGGAAATGGAATTGGCCGATCTGCTCGTAGACTTTGGTCTCGTAGAGAAGAGCGGAGCTTGGTTTAAGCTTCCAAACGATGAGAAAGTTCAGGGTAAAAATAATCTAGCTAAATATCTAGAAGATAACCCCGACGAATACACGCGGCTTGAGAATGAAA